CATTATGGAAACTGATGCTATCTTCCAAGATGGTGCTTCTTGTGGCTTTAATGCTTCTGGTTCTACTACCTTTACTCAACGTACTGTAACTCCTGGTAAAATTAAAGTAAACGAAGCTCTTTGCGTTAAAAATTTAGAAGCAAAGTATTTACAAAAAGCTTTACCTACTGGTTCTATGTATGACAGTATTCCTTTTGAGCAAGAGTATAGCGAAAAGAAAGCTAAGACAATCGCTGCTCAATTAGAAACTGCGTTATGGCAAGCCGATACGAGCAGTGTCAATGTTAATCTTAATAAATTCGATGGTCTTGTAAAATTAATCGGTGCTGCTTCAGGTGTTGTTGCTGCAAACGCTTCTACCTTTATTTCAGGTGCGCCTTTATCAAGCATCACTGATGCTAACGTAATCTCTATCTTTGATGGTGTTTACAAAGCAATCCCTGCTAAAGTTGTAGCTGCTGATGATATGACTATCTTCTGTGGTCAAGATTTATTCCGTACTTACACTGTTGCTCTTAAGAATAGCGGTAGCTTCAATTACCAAATTGATGTTAAAGCTGATAGCGAGTTCGTACTTCCTGGTACTACAATCAAGGTTGTAGCAGTTGCAGGTCTTAACGGAACTAACAAAGTTTACGCTATGCGTTTAAGCAATATGTTCTTAGGTACTGACTTATTGAACGAAGAAGAGCGTTTCGAAATATTCTTCGCAAAAGAGGCTGATGAAATTAGATTTGTAAGTGAATTTAAGATGGGTGTAAACATTGCCTTCCCTGACGAAGTAGTGAAGTTTATCCTTGCATAATTTATAGGGTAGGTTGAAATATACCTACCCACTTTTTTCAAACTAATTAAATTCAACAATATGCCTTGTGCTTTAACTCAAAATTATACTCTTGACTGCAAAGACAGTTTAGGCGGTATAACCGAAGTTTATTTTATGGCAGCAGCAGATGTTACCTCTACAACAGAGGCGAGTGGTGTAATTACCGCTTTAGTAAAAGCATCTGGTAAGAAGTTCTATAAGTACGAACTTGTAAAAGGCACTTCTCAATTAGTTGAGAATGTTAATGCAAACGTACAAAACGGGACTATCTTTTATGCTCCTGAATTAACTATCGTATTAAACAAATTACAAGCTAACACAAGAAACGAAATCTTGTTGTTGGCTCAAAACACTTTAGTAGCGGTTGCCAAAGATAACAATGGCAAATACTGGTACTTAGGAAAACAAAGAGGCTTAGACCTTACAGGCGGTAGCGCAGGTACAGGTACGGCTGAAGGAGACAGAAGTGGTTATACTCTTACCTTTACAGGTGCAGAGCCAGCCCTTGCTCCAGAAGTAAACTCAACTGTGGCAGGTCAATTAACCACCGCAGGTTCTTAGGTTGTTTTGGTTTTGTATATAGATGCCCTCGTCTTTAATTAGGCGGGGGTTTTTTATTTTGCAAACAATCGCAATACTTTATATTTATAGTTGTGATAAGATTAATTAAGGGTCAAACCCAAAACATAATACTCACTTTGACTGAGAAGCAGCTTTTAACAAGTCCTAACTATCTATTTATTTTCGAGAATAGAAGCACAAATACGGACATCAAATTTGTTAAATTAAACAATACGGATATAAGTGCTTACAAGGATAGGTATAACGAGTTTAGCATTGTAGTTAATAGCTACTTTAATACGTCTTTAAACGGGCAATATACCTACACAATCTACGAGCAAACAAGTACTACCAACACAGACCCGACAGGCTTAAACTTGCTTGAAACAGGCATTATGGAACTTGAGGGAACAACTATATCATTTACGGAATACGAAACAACAAGCACATTCACAATTAGACAATAATGGAAATACAAGTATTGACATTTGCGGAAGCAAAGCAACCAGAATATAAAGAGAAAAAAGGCGAAGGGTATATGCAGTATGGTCAAAACAATGACTATCCGCAATACTTATTAGACCTATTTAACAAATCTGCAAAGCACAACGCTATCATTCGTGGCAAGGTAAACTACATTGTCGGCAATGGTTGGGCAGGAGAACAAGCGATTGTTCAAAAGGTAAATAGAGAAGAGACCCTTAATGACCTTACTAAAAAGGTTGCTTTAGATTTAGAACTATTTGGCGGTGCTTATATCCAAGTTATTTGGAGTGTTATGGGCGGTCAAGTTGCTGAGTTGTGGCATTGTGATTATACAAAGATTAGAACCAACAAAGACAATACTCAGTTTTGGTATAAAGAAGATTGGAAAGCTACACGCAACCAAGAAAAAGCTGAGATATACAATGCGTTTAACCCTGCTAACCCACAAGGTGTGCAGATACTTTATGTAAAAGAGTATCGCCCAGGAATGAACGTTTATAGCCTTCCTGGTTATTTCGGTGCGCTTAACTACATCGAAAGTGATGTAGAAGTAAGTAAGCACGTTTTAGGAAATGCTCAAACAGGGTTTTCTGCAAGTAAACTTATTACTTTACCAAACGGAGAGCCAAGTCCTGACGAAAAACGTGCAGTAAGCAGACAGTTCGACAATATGTATACTGGTGCAGACGGCAAGAAGTATTTACTTGCTTTTGTAAACGATGCAACTCGTAAGCCTATTATTGATGATTTAGGTGCAAGTGATTTAACTAAAGAGGACTTTAGCCGTGTAGACGAACTTATACAAACTAACATTTTTAGTGGACACCAAATTACAAGTCCTGATTTGTTTGGTATTGCCGTTCCTGGTCAATTAGGAAATAGACAACAACTTAGAGATAGCTACGAAATATTTAATAACACTTATGTTAGATATAAGCAAATGCAAATTGAAGGTGTATTTAATATGCTTGGACAATATGCAGGAGTAACGGAAGAGTTAAAGCTTCAGCCAGTAGACCCAATCGGTATTGACTTTAGCGAAAGCGTAATTAAGGAAGTAGCACCAAAAGAATGGATATTAGAGAAGCTTGGTATTGACCCTACTAAATACGGATTGCCTATTGAAAGTGAACAACCGATGGCAGCAAGTCCTTTAAGTGTGAACGAACATATTAAAGGCTTAAAAGGTCGTGAGTGGCAAAATATGCAGCGCATTATTCGTGATTTTAACAAGGGTAAGATTACAAGGGAACAAGCAAGTTCAATGTTAAAGGGTGGTTATGCTTTAAGCGATGAAGAGGTAGCTACTTGGTTAGGTTCGGAAGAGTTAGAGTTTAGCGACGAAGATTACAAGATATTCTATGAGTTTGGAGAAGATAGAGAGCAATTCGAAGTATTCAAAAGTAAGACAAGATTTAGCGATGATGACGACTACCAAACATTTGCTGATGTAAATCAATTAGAAGCAAACGTATTAGACCAAATTAGCAAACAAAAGAATATTACAACAGATGTTTTAGCCGATGTTTTAAAGGTTACTATACCTGAAATTGTTGCTATCTTAAAAAGCTTAGAAGAAAGAAATATCATTAAAACTATTTCTAAGACAATAGGCAAGGGCGATAATTCAAATGTAATTATAGAGAGAGAATTAGTAAAGCCATTAGGTGTAACAGTTGGTGCAGTAAAACCTACAACAACAGAAATATTAATTCGTTATTCTTACGAGTGGAAGTCAGGATTTAGCAATGCTAATAAAGGCACAAGCAGACCATTCTGCGTACACTTATTAGAAGCTAAGAAGATGTATAGCCGTAGCGAGATTGAATCAATGAGTGCAAGGCTTGGTTATAGTGTTTGGAATAGAGGTGGCGGTTGGTATACAGTAAAAGGGACTAACATTCACGAGCCAAGTTGTAGGCACGAGTGGAAAACAAACGTAGTAACGAGAAAAAAATAAGAAATGAGCTTAAACACATTATTCATATCTGTACAAAATATAAAAGATAGGTCTGGTCTTCACGCAAATGTTGATGAAAAGCTTGTTCTACCAGAAATTAAAACTGCCCAGGACATCTATATCTTACCTGCACTTGGAAGCGCTTTATACAACCGTTTACAAGCAGGTATTACGGCTAACAACTTAAACGCAAACGAGGTTATCTTATTAGACCAATACATAGCAGATACTTTAGTGCATTATGTACTTAGTGAATTGCCAATGGGCTTATCTTATCAGTTCTACAATAAAGGCTTATTAAGAAAGAGTGGCGAGAATACCGAGAACCCTTCTATGCAGGATATGATTGACGTGGCGAATAGATATAAGGCAAGAGCGGAGTTCTACAAGCAAAGAATGATTAAATATCTAAAAGAATATTCAACACTTTACCCTGAGTACCTTAATCCTGGAAGTGGCATTGATGCAATACACCCTGAAAACGATGCTTACACAACGAGCATTTGGTTAGGAGATTTTGATTGCTGCGCAGGTAAAAGCTTCGAGGAACTTTATCAAGGGAATAGAGGTTGTAGTGATTGCTAATTATGAGTAAAGTAACAACAATTAAAAACCAAAATAAACTTCGTGTTTATTTAGAAAAAATTAAGAATGAGCCTAACACTCAATCAAATAACAAAGCAAATAACGACACTCGGAAACGACCACGAACAAATTAACTTTGTTTACTTCGGTGATGTGTGGGAACGTTTAAGCAATGGCGAGGTTACTTACCCTGCTATGTTCTACACTTTAACAGGTGCTACTATAAACGCTAAAAATATTACTTACAATTTTAGCCTTTATTTTATGGACAGAATGTTGATGGAAGAAACAAACGAAACCGAAGTACTTAGCGATATGACTTTAGTAGGTCAAGACATAGTGGCACAGTTAAGATACCCTAAAGCGATTTGGGATATTGGAGATACTGCTCCTTTGACTTACTTTACCGAAAGTGACCCTGACTATCTTGCAGGAGTTAAGATAGACATCACAATGGAATTACCTTACTTAAACGACAGATGCGCAGTGCCATCTATATATAACTATACAGAATGATAGGCAAAAAAATTAACCAATTAGCTACCGAGTTAGCACCAGTTAGCACCGATTTAACTATTATAGGCGACCCGACAACAGGAGTAAGTAAGAAGATTACACTTGCTCAATTAGGTGCGATATTTAGCGGTGCGGTTTCATTTTATACTAACCTTGCAGGCTTCCCTGCAACGGGCGATATTAACGTTATCTATTGTGCTAAAGACACGCAAAAACTTTATTTGTGGAGTGGTTCGGCTTATGTAGAAGTATTCCCTTCACAAGCTTTATTAGATACTTATCAATTAAGAAGTGAGAAGGGCAACGCTAATGGTTATGCTTCTTTGGATAGTCAAGGGAAAGTTCCTATTAGTCAATTACCGAGTTCTATTATGGAATACAAAGGAACTTGGAACGCATCTACAAACACGCCTACACTTGCAAACGGAACGGGCGACACGGGAGATGTTTACATTTGTAACGTAGCAGGAACAGTAAACTTTGGCGCAGGTGCGATAGCATTTGCGGTTGGCGATTATGTGATTTATAGCGGTACTATTTGGCAGCGTTCAAGTGGTGCGGTGGGTACTGTAACAAGTGTTGCGGTATCAAGAAGCGGAGATGCCTTAGCAATTACAGGAAGTCCTGTAACTACAAGCGGAACTATTAACATAGGCTTTGCAGGTAATAGCACTCAATATATAAACGGAGCAGGTAACTTAGTTACATTCCCTGGAGTAATTAATGAAGCACAAAACTTAATTACTGAAGTTTACAATAAAACAGGAGCGACTTTAACAAAGGGAACAGTTGTTTATATTGATGGCGGTCAAGGTAACTTGCCAACAATTACTAAGGCTTTAGCAACGGGCGATAGTACAAGCGCACAAACTTATGGCATAGTACGAAACGATATTACAAATAATAACAACGGCTATGTAGTTGTTGCAGGTCGCATAAGCGATTTAGATACTCAAGCATACACAGAAGGTACTCAACTTTATTTAAGTCCTACAACGGCAGGTACTTTTACAAGTACAAAACCTTATGCACCTCAACACTTAGTTTATGTTGGTATCGTAGTAAGGGCGCACCCGACACAAGGGGTTGTAGAAGTTAAAATACAAAACGGATATGAGTTAGACGAACTTCACAACGTAGCTGCTCAAACACCTTCTAACAATGATGGGTTATTTTGGGAAGCATCAACAAGCCTTTGGAAAAATAAAAGCATATCTACAATCATAGGCGGTAGTCCTGTTTATGGTTCAGGTACTACAAACTATATAACAAAATGGAGTGCTACAAGCGGAGAATTAATTAATAGCAGCTTAGTAGACATTGGGGGAACTATATACAATGCACTTACAAATGCAGGGCAATTTGCTTGGCAGTTTAATGGAGACACAACAACAGGTCAATCTTACGGCGCTTTAATTAACGCAGGTACTAATGCAAGTGATATTGCTTTGCGTATTCAAAATGCAAGTTCTACAAGTGTTTACTTTTATGTGTGGGGAGATGGAAAGGTGCAGATTAACAACATACCTAACGCTACTACCGATACGGATAAGTTTTTAGTAAGCGATAGCGGTGTTATTAAATATAGAACGGGTGCGGAGTTATTAAGCGACATCGGTGGTGCAAGTGCATCGGGTTACGTTCCATACACTGGCGCAACTGCTAACCTTAATTTAGGTACTAATGATTTATTGAGTAGAAGTGTTTATATAGAAGGTGCAACATCTTTCCAAGCAGGGCTTTTAATGAAGCAGTATAGCGTATACAATTTTGTTACTGGTGCTTATACGCAGATAGCACCAAGTACTGCAACTGAGTTAAACATAGTACACAACCAAGCAAACACAACAAGACGTAGATATGCGTTAAGTGTAGCAGCTTTACAAGACGGAGATAGCTTCCAATATTTAGTACCAAGAAAAGATGGCACGTTTGCTATGACTTCGGACATACCTTCTTTAACGGGTTATGTTCAAGGCTCAGGTACTACTAACTACCTACCTAAGTTTACAGGTGCAAGTACAATAGGGAATAGTCAAATATTTGATAATGGAACTAGTGTAGGTATAGGAACTGCAAGTCCAAATGGTAAATTAACATTATCTTATTCTTCTTCTCTTGTCGATGGTTTAATTTTTATTAATACCGCTTCAGGTGGTAGACAATGGAGAATTGGAGATGGTTCAGGAGCAAGTGCAGGAAGTTTTGGATTTTATGATGCAACTGCTGCCGCTACAAGATTAACTCTTGACGCTTCAGGCAATTTAGGATTAGGAGTTACACCGAGTGCGTGGGGAAGTGCTTTAAGAGTAATTCAAGGTCCAAATTCTGATTTTGTTTTTACAGGAAGATACCCGTATATTTTAAGTAATGGATTTTTTGATACTTCTTGGAAGTATGTAAATAGTGAAGGTGCTTCATTTTATGTTCAAGCAGCAGGGCAACACCAATGGTTTAACGCCCCTTCAGGAACGGCAGGTAACGCTATATCCTTTACCCAAGCAATGACGTTAAACGCTTCAGGTAATTTATCTTTGGGAAATACTAATGATACATATAAGTTAGATGTAACGGGTACAGGAAGGTTTAGTGGGAATTCAACACTACTTACATTAAGGTCAGACGCAGGAACAAAAGCAGTTTTTGAAACAACAAGAACTTTTGGGGTTAATCGTAACTTTCAAATTGCGGTTGATGAATATGCGGAAGGACAATTTACAATAACCCCAAGTACAACACAAGGCGGTTCGGGTTATACAACTCCTATTTTTAAATTAGCAGCATCAGGAGCAGCTACATTCTCAAGTAGTGTAACGGCAACAACAGGTTTAACTGTTGGAAGCTTAGGTTCTGGGAGTGATGCTATTATTACTTTAGCAACTAACGCAAGTGGAAGTCCAAGAACTATTTATTACAAGGCATCAACTGCTACTATTAATTTTACGGGTACTGGCGGAACTGATTTAATGACGCTAACCAATGGCGGAAATTTGGGTATAGGTACTACATCGCCAAGCGCTAGACTGAATATTGCAGGTGGGGATTTCCGTCTTAATGGGGTTAATGCAAATAGTAGATTTATAGTATATGAAAATTACAGTAATAGTGCGGTAGGTGTATCACTATTTAATAACAGTGGAACAGAGGTGATTTCTTTAAATGGAAACGCTGGAAATATAAACTGCACTGGAAGTATTACAACAGGCGCACCAACAAACGGAACTGCACAACCTTGGAAATTAGGAGATGCACGTTCAGGGGGTATATCAACAGATAGCTACATAATAGTATCAGTAAACGGAGTAACATATTCAATACCGGCATTAAACGGTTTACCTTAAAATTAAATAGAAATGCAAACAAAATGGATTATTAGACAATTAGACACCGCACCGAGCGAAGATGGTTTAACCGATGTAGTTAAAACAGTACATTGGAGATACGAAGGTAAAGACGGAGAATACACCGCAGAAGTTTACGGAGCAATGGCTTGTGCTACACCTTCGGAAACTGACTTTACTGCTTACGAAGATTTAACTTACGAGCAAGTATGCGAGTGGTTAGAAGCAGGTCTTAACGTAGAAGCTATGGACTTAAACTTAGCTACACAGATTGAGAACCTTAAAAACCCACCAATCGTAAATTTACCTTTGCC